TAATAAAAACGAAATGCTAAAATAAAACGATATGGAAGCAAGAAAGCAAGACGACAGTTACCGACCTAAGGAGGAGGCTATTATTAGCCGCGTTGGTCAATTCGGAATAATAGGTCCTGGTTACCGCGAGGACTTAGTGGGTACAAGGGTCGAATGTATTGGTGGAGGTGAGCTAGCCCAGGACAGAGGCTTAACGTTCTGGGACGACGAGAACATGGAGACGTACCAAATGTTTAACGCGGGTGACATTATAACGTGGGAGGCTAGAGCATGAGCGGATTAGGTAGTGTTAGCAATAGGGCATTGATAGACTATATTGAAAACGAGGCAGAGATCGCAATGCCGATAGCTGAACTAATGCACGAAGACGGCAGGCACTTGTCGAAGAAAGAATACGGCAAAGTGCTTCTTAAATACCTAGTAAAAGAATTACGAGAGCGTTACTGCTAATGGACAAGGCTATGTGCATACTGAGGAACGAAGTTGCATATAGGTAATGTTACCTGCTTTGTTTTATTTTTAGGGAGGGTTTTTTATTATTTAATAAATAAGTATTATAATTTATTTGCGCGTATAATAAATATGTATTATATTAGCAATGTATTTAAAACTTATTGACATGACAAACATATTTGAAATAAAAAACGGTTTTTACAATATTTGTATCGACTCTAAACTTGGGAAATATCAAAAATTTTTTCTTTTATTCGATAAACGATATCCAGAAGATGATGGAATATTGATTGAAGTTGAGAAATTTAATGAGTGGAAAAATAAAAAAATACCATATTATTTTGGTTTCCCGTATGCTGGACAAAAAGATAGTGGATGCAATACCCCTAGAGAAAGGTGTGAATACATAGACTGGGTTCATTTCACTTCTCATGAATATCAAAATAACTTTTTAACTAATTAGTATGATGGATAAAATTAAACAAGCTGCCGTTCATACATTCGGCAGTTTTCGCAAGTACGCAATCCATTTTGAAACTTACCCACGTAATTTTGAATTGAGAATTTCAAGCCATATTGAGAAATTGCAAAAGTGGCTAAATCCACTTGGTTATGAAATCGTTTTGAAAAAACGAAAGTGCGGAGGTAAAAAATAAAATATTGCAGGTAATGGCCCGTGTATGGTGTCGGATTTTGAGGAACGAAAAATATGCACTATACGTTTTGTTAAGTGCTTTTATTAATAATTTAAACAAATAATACGATGAGTAAGATAATAGATTCAATAGAAAAAGGTTACGGAGACGATAGTATTTATTTTAAAGTAGGCAATAGTGGAGTAACTAAGATAGAAGAAGGCTTGAAGCCTGTTGAGTTTGACGGAAATGGCATAACGAAAGAACTTCTTATATATAATGTATTTGTCGGAGATAAAATAGTATCAGAAATAGAGTCGAATAGTGGATTGTGCGTTTCGTTTTAATTGCACTTAACGGACAAGAATATGGTTTTGTAAGCCTGATATAAATTTACAAACTAATACAAACCTTATGCTTATAAACTATATTTAGTGTTATGCATCTTCAAAAATTACTAAGATGAAAATAATTAAAGTGGGAAATGTTGAAGTAAAAACTAAAGACAAAGTGTGTGGGAAATGCAATAGTGAATTGCAGTATGAACCAAAAGACGTACAAAGCGACAGAGATGGTAGGTGCATAATTTGCCCTGTGTGTGGGCAGTTTATAGCGGTACAGTAATTTTTATTGTGCCTAACGGTTTGAATATGTGGCGGCTTGTGTTGCGCCTGCGGCAAGCTGACATATATTTGTTGTTACCAACTGGCGGTTTATGCAGGCGTTAATTAAATGAACGGAAGTAATAATAAATAATTTTTAGGGAGGGATTTTATGGAATTAAATAGCGTGTACAACGAATCGAACTTAGATACAATGGGTAAGATGCCTGACAACTTTATAGACTTAGTTGTTACAAGCCCGCCATACGGTAAGCTCAGAAAATACAATGGTTTTGCCTTCGATTTTTATGCGTATGCAAAAGAAGCGTACAGAACAATGAAAGATGGCGGTGTATTAGTTTGGGTGTGCCAAGACCAGTGTATCAATGGCGGTGAAAGTATGGTAAGTTTTGAACAAGCTTTATATTTCAAAGAAGTTGGATTTAGACTTTACGACACTATGATTTGGAAGAAACCAAGTCCGCAAGCACCAACAGAGGGCAGATATTATGACGTATTTGAGTATATGTTTGTGTTTAGTAAAGGTAGACCAAAAACGCTAAACCTGCTCGCTGACAGAAAAAACAAAAGTGCTGGAAGTGTATCTAAAAAGGAAACAAGAAGCTGTAGAGAGGATAGGAAATATAAAGATGAAACCCGAACAGTAAAAGAATTTGGCAGAAGATTTAATGTTTGGGAAATTAGTAGGGGTAAAAACAAGACAGCACACCCTGCTGTTTTTCCTGAACAATTGGCAAATGACCACATATTAAGTTGGAGCAACAAAGGTGATATTGTCTACGACCCATTTGCAGGAAGTGGCACTACTGCTAAAATGAGCATCGTAAACGGTAGGAATTGGATAGCATCGGAGATGAGCTTTGAGTATTGTGAAATAATAAAAGAACGCATAAACTCTATCCAAATGGCTTTATAAAAGCCAAAGCGGGCGGGCAGAAATTATTTATTATGGTAAATTTAGCACTGACCTTGATTAAACGAGCAAATGCCCTTCCGCTTGTTGGTAACGCACTAAACTAAGTTTTAGTAGCGTAGAATTGAATTATCAAATTAGCATTAACTACAATAGCTATTAAATTTAGTTGTTGTTATAAAACTTTTAAATATTTAAAAATGGAAAATGAAATTAAAGATATAGAATTAGCACAAACAATATTGAAAGTGTGTAAAAAACACCAAGAAGAGCGAGTTAGTGGACAATGGTATATAACACAAACGGGATTAAATAAAGTCGCTAAACTTATTGGCGGCACTTACGAAGCGTTGACCAAGAAACAAAGGGCTGAATTTAGAAATGATTGTGTTTGTGCGGCGCATGAAAACAGATATGCAGTTATGACATGGTGGCATTATATAAATATTTAATTGTTTATAACGGTTTGGCTATGTGCCGTTGTGAGGCACGAGCAATGGACCTATAGCCTGTGTTACCCACAGTACGGATTATTAACTAAAAATATAAATAGAATGAAAGCAAGGACAGGAGCATGGAGGCTGAAAAACAAGGAACTAAACGAGGCTATCAGAGCCTTGGAAATTAAGATTACCCAGGCGCCGCTAGGCCCTGAGGGTATTAACTCCCTAAAGTTGGCCCTGGAGCAGGAGGAGCCCATATCCCCCGAGGCCTCGACTCTGAGGGTAGATATAAAATTTAAGGAGTACGACCTAGAAACCGCTAAGGGCCACCTGGAACGCCTAAAGGCTGAGAAGCAAGCCCACGCGGAGCTCCTTAACTCTCCTACAGAGTCGCCGGAGGCTAAGAGGGTACGTCTGTTTAATGAAATGGCGGAGCTTGAAGCCCAAAAGCGCGAGCTGAGGGACCAGCTAAAGGGACTAACCAAGCAGATTAATAATAAGGTAAGGCAAATTAACCGATTAGATAAGGAGGACTAAATTATGGGGAAAGTAGGAACCAATTTAAAGGAGGTGCTTATAGAGGCACTGCTAAAAGATAACGAGGTATCAATCCGAGAGCAAGAGCTGGAGAAGGTACTCCGCCGAGTTAGGTCCGCCGTGCGAAGCGTGGACGCGTATAAGCACTCGAGCAATACCGAGGAGTTAGAAAAGGCCATAGCTCGAAGATACGAGGCGAAAGCCCGTAGAAACGTTCTGGAGGACGAGCTATCCAGGCTTAGGCCTATGCTGGCACTCCGAAAAAATAAATTAAAAGAAAAGCACCGTTTTGACTACGATAAACTAATAAATAAGGAGGGCTAAATTATGGCAAGATCAAAGACTAAAGCATGGCACGAAATAAACCAGAAGCTACGTGCCAAGGTTAACGAACAGGAGGTACTCCTCACACAAACCAAGAGGGAAAAAGGAGCGGCAGAGCACCACCTGGGGACCTACGAAGTGAAGGAAAACCCAACGGCGGCAAGAGCCTACCAAGACATTGCGGACGCTTGCTCCTCCAGGATAAGAACTATAAAGGTAGACCTAGAGGAGGCCAAAAAGAACAGGCTAGCCCATAGGTCCTGGTTAGATCTGGAAGGGTTGACCCCCGACGAACGCATAGAGGGGCACCAGAAGGATATCGAGGCCTTAAAGGCCGGTAAGGACGAGGCGCGAGCGGTGGCCAAACAGAAAACAAGCAAATTAGAGGAGGATATTAAGAGCGTAGCGGACGAATTAGCCTGGAAGCTTACTAATATTAATTCTAAATTAGCTAATAAAAGGACTGTAATATCTCGAATAAAGCGGTTCAAAAATAAGAGCTAGGAGCTACAGCTAAGCTACAGCTCCAAAAAGGAGTCTATGTCTATACGCCACTTTTCAATATTTGGTTTATGGATATAGTCTCCTTTTTTGAGCTAGAAAAAGCTACAGCTGAGCTACAGCTCAAAAAAGGCCAAAAAGAGCAACAAAGAATAAACAATAAGTATACAATGCAGCCCTTTAAAATCAGTACTTTAGCTTTTAAAATATACAGAAACAAAGAAAAGCTAAAAAACCTTATATAATAGAATATAGATAATAGTCTATATATAGTATAGTAGAATAATATTTATAGGATATTATCTATTTTAGTTTAATAGAGTTTTTCGGCCACTTTCTTTGTTTCTTTGTTTATTTGGTGCTAAGTTGTTGATTATGAGTGGTACTTAGGTAAACAAGCTTTGTATATCTTTGTATACTTTGTTTATTTGCCTTTTTGGGCTGCTTGGCTTGCTTGGTCCGATAATTCTGTTTAATTTTGTTGCATAATCAAACTATTTATATTATGGCTAAGAATAAAAACAACATAGACCCACTAGTAGAGTGCGACAATTGGCTTGATGCTGAGGAGACTACAGAAGAAACCTACGCCAATAAGCTGCGAAAGGCTACAGTAGGGAGGCCCCGAAAGCTAGAAAGTCCTGAGGCTCTTTGGGGGTTCTTCTGCGACTACGTAGAGGAGGAAACAAATAACCCGTTTTACAAGCAGGAGGCCATTAAGTCCGGGGAGCGAGCAGGGCAGCTCATAGCTATACCCACTTTTAAACCCCTAACATGGCAAGGGTTCTCTAGTTATCTGTTTATCAACAAGATAATAGCTAGGATAGACGACTACAAAGCGAATACTAATAATTCTTACACAGAATTTTCGAGCATCATCACGTGTATAGGTGAGGCTATGTACGCCCAGAAGCTATCAGGAGCCGCTACAGGCGCCTTTAACCCCAACATCATAGCTAGAGAGCTAGGGCTAGCAGAAAAGACCGTACAGGACGTTACAACGCGTGACGAAACTCAGATAGACTACTCGAAACTTTCACCCGAGGCACTGGAGGAGATAGCCAGCCAGCTAAACCAAAAAGCTGAAAAATGAAACTAAACTTAAACCCTAACAAAGCTCTTGCGGAATTATGCCGCAGGAGCTTTTATCGATTTGTGCAAGAGTTCTGGGACGTGATCATACAAGAGCCCCCAGTGTTCAACTGGCACATAGAATACTTGTGCGACGAACTACAGTACCTAAATAGCTTTGTAGTGCTGCGAGAGCCTAAGCCTTATGATTTGGCTATAAATGTCCCCCCAGGGTCTACTAAGTCGACTATCGTGTCTCAGATGTATAACGCTTGGGTCTGGACAATAGACCCGACGCAGCGCTTTATCTCTTCTAGTTACTCTATGAACTTGGCAGTGTCCCACTCAGTTAAGACGAGGGACATAATCCTTAGTGATAAGTACCAGGAGCTCTTCCCGGAGGTCCAGCTTAAGGCTGACCAATCGGGAAAGATGAATTTCTCCAATACAGCAGGAGGGCAAAGGTTCACCACTTCGACGGGCGGAACGGTTACAGGTATGCACGCCCACCAGATTCTAGACGACGACCCGAGTAACCCACAGCTGGCACAGAGTAAGAAAGAGCGAGAGAATACGAACGCCTTTTGTGGCCAGACGCTCTCCTCTCGTAAAGTAGACAAGGCAGTCACTCCGACTATCCGAGTCATGCAGCGACTACATGAGGAGGACCCTACGGGTATGATGTTGCAAAAGAAGAAAGCCAAGCTTAAGCACATATGTCTACCAGCTGAGCTCTCGGACCTAGTGAGCCCTCCAGAGTTGAGGGATAGATATACCGACGGGCTGATGGACCCTATAAGACTTAACCCTGAGGTCCTGGCAGAAGCTAAGGCCGACCTGGGGAGTTATGGCTACGCGGGGCAGTTCGACCAGAACCCGGCACCAGCTGAGGGGGGTATCCTAAAACGTGAGTGGTTCGAGATCATAGACTGGACGCCTGAGTTAGCGATGCTATCCTGGAACTTTACAGCCGATACAGCCTACACGAAGGACGACACGAACGACCCGAGCGGGTACCTAGCCTATGCTAAATTTCAAAATGATTTTATTATCAGAGGGGCCCAGCTTGACTATGTAGAATTTCCGGAGTTATGTAAGACTTTGCCAGGCTTTGCCTATGCCAACGGATACACTAGGCAGTCTATGATCGAGGTAGAGCCTAAGGCGTCGGGGAAGTCATTAGTGCAAACGCTAAAGAGGAACACCCAGCTAAACATCAAAGAGGGCAAACCCCCGGCAAAGGACAAGATAGCCAGAGCCAACGACTCCAGCCCGACCATAGAGTCCGGCAGAGTTAAGCTTATTAGGGGGCCATGGAACAAAGAGTTTATAGATCAGGTCTGCACCTTCCCCAATGCAGCGCACGACGAATATGTAGACTGTTTGACTATGATGGTGGGGGACACTAGAGAGAAGCGTAAAGGAGTCAAGCGTAGGAACTAATTAAATTTAATTTGCATTTATTTGCATATTTATTTTGTAGTCTATAAAATTGTAGTACCTTAGCAGAGCGATACGGCACTAAAGCCTCCGCCTTAAAATTCTATATGTTATGAGAGATATTCTCCCAAAGTTAAACCTAGCTTGCGCAAAAGACAAACTTAGACCAGCAATGAACCACGTTTATATCAACGGCGAGGAGACGGTAGCCAGCGACACGCATATCCTAGTCGTACATAAAACGGCGGACCTATTCGGCGACGTAGCCAACGACCTGCCAGCTAATTGTCTTATCCCTGCTGAGGACTGGGCAGAGTTAACGTCTAAGTTTGAAAGACTAGAGGTGTCAGGCGACTACCTGATGGTACACCGTAAGAAAGGGGCCCCTAGAGCCGCTAGACTAGTCAAGCCTGAGGACGTAGGGCAGTATCCTAACTACCGCGCAGTAATGCCTCTCGAATCTAAAAAGGGACCTGTGGAGCAGATAGGTTTAAATCCTGACTGCATAGCTAGACTATTCGCGGCAATGACAGCCGACAAAAACACAGCGTTATCCTTTACTTTCATATCTGAGAGCCATGGCGTGCTCGCTAAGGTGAACTATCCTAAAGAGTATGGCACGCGCTACGAAGTCGAGGGCGTAATTATGCCCATGCTGATAAGGTAAGCACAAACCAATAAACCTATTAAGGCCCTACGAGAGTGGGGCCTTTTTTCGTACCTATGCGATAATTAAATATTTTTTGTATATTTGCAAAGAGAGTAATATTACTATCCATTAAATTTTAGAACATTATGGGACTTTTAATCAATTGCCCACCAGCTGCCGAAATTGCGGACATTCCTATCGAGGCGTGTCCTGAGTCAGTAGGGCAAATTCAAAAGATCGTATTCCAGCGTATCGAATCGGTAGCCGGAACAAAGAACGAGCACGTTATCGGCACACTTGACCCAGCTACGAAAGCAGCCTGGACTCCTTTGTTAGCTGCTAGCGACGGGACTAAGGTAGTACAAACTCCTTACGTGCAAGCTCCAACCACTGAACCAGGCGCAGCGCGTACCTTTGGAGGTGGGAACGAAACTCTAGGAGGTATCGAGATCATTATCGGAACTGAGCCTACGGCTTTTACTGGTATGTTCAACCAGGTACCACAAAAGACTATCAAAGCTATCAAGAAGTACTACGGCGAGGCTGTAGGGGTTTACTTCGTTGATGAATTTGGTAGAATTATCGGTAAGTCTGACGACTCGGCAGCACCTACCAAGTTTATGCCTATTCCGATCATGGGGCTATTTGTTGGCGATAAGAACTTCGGAGGCCTTGAAGGGGTGGACCAAAACGCTATCAACTTCAAGATGCTACCTAATTGGTCGGACGACTTGCATATCGTAACGCCTACCGACTTCAACGCGCTTACTGACTTAGTAACGCCTTAAACCTTTTAGCTATGAGCACAAAGACAAAAGTAAGGCTTAGAGCCGTCGAGCTCGTAGTGGACAAACCGGGAGGCGCTGCACACACGCAGCGCTTTCCTTGGTTAACAGCCGAGCGTCTGCTATTAATGCCAAATAATGGAGGCTGGCGACTTCCCATCGATTCAGAACTAGAAATATCTCCCGAGCATGGCCTTAGAACTAGAACAAACGAAAGAGCTACTAAAAAGCCCAAAGCGGGCCGAGTTAGTAAAGCGAGCAATACTGCACGAAAATAGGCTAAAGTTTCACTCTGAGGCCCATATGGACCCGAAGGAGATACAGCAACCTACTACCGTGTTTTTGGATTGGGTCCAGAAGCTAATCCCTAAGGATAAGTTTAAGACCTTTGTTTCCTTGTTCCAATTCCCTACGCCTAACGTCCACCTATGCGACGCTATGTACAAGGAACTAGAGCGAGTATTCGACGGCCGTAACCCGAACTATACGTATCAGTTCTCTAACCCCGACCTACTGGCGGACTGGGAGAGCTACAGAGAGGACAACCTTAACGAGCCCACAGTCTGGAGGCGTAAAGGGTGGGAAGCGCTAAGAACTGCTACAAACTCGGTTTTAATCGTGGACATAGCAGAGCAGGAGGCTAGGGGGCTACCGGAGCCTTATTTCTATTTCCTAGGCATCGAGAACGTTATCGACTTTGGGTACAAGGGCGACGACCTGGAGTACCTTATCGCAAAGCAGCCCGATAACAAGGTCGCTGTATTTGACGACGAGAGCTACACAGTTTATCAGCTGAACGACAAAGGGGAAATTAGTGAGGAGCTGATTAACGCCCCGCACGACTTGGGCTACTGTCCTGCCCGATTCTTTTGGGATGAGCCACTAAACCAGAAAACCCCAGAGATTAAGAAAGCGCCCATATCTCCCTTTTTGGCGGTTATGGACTGGCTGCTATTCTTTTCTATCTCTAAGAAGCACCTAGACCTTTACGCGCCTTATCCTATCTACTCAGCTTATGAGTCGGACTGCGATTTTAGCAACGGAGAGACGGGCGAATATTGCGACGGGGGATACTTACGTAACCAGGACGACACCTACACGCTACTAGCTAGCGGGACTATTCAGGAGTGCCCTCTGTGTGCCTCTAAGAACTTGGCAGGCGTTGGATCATTTATTGAGAAGCCAATACCTAAAGACGGAGAGACGGACCTAGGCGCTGCTGTAACCATTACGACTATAGACAAGGACAGTCTGCAGTATAACGTCGACGAGGTGGCAAGGTTAAAAGCTGAGGTATTTACCGGAGTAGTGGGCCAAGGGGGCGACATTATGGCTAATAAGGCTCTTAACGAGTCACAGATCGCGGGAAACTTCGAGAGTAAGGTCTCAATCCTAAACAACCTTAAGAGCAACTTTGAGGCTTCTATGGCTTGGGTGGATGAGACAATCTGCCGCCTTAGATATGGCCAGGCCTTTATCGGGGCTAACATCTCACTAGGTACTGAGTTCTATATCTACTCTAAAGAGGAGCTATACGCGCAGTTCAAGCTAGCTAAAGAGAACGGAGCAAGCGAGGCAGAGCTAGACGCGATTAACTCGCAGATACTCTCCACTGAATATCGCAACAATCCGGCACAGCTACAACGTATGCAGATACTTAAGCAGCTGGAGCCATACCGCCATTATACCCTAGAGGAGCTACTCAAATTACATGAAAAGCAACTTTTAAATAATGATTTGCTACAAATTAAAATAAATTTTACTAGATTTGTAGAGCGATTCGAGCGAGAGAATACAAATTTGAGAGAGTTTGGCATCCTTTTAGACTTCGATAAAAAAATTAAAACTATTACAGATACTTTTAAAACTTACGCAAATGAGCAACGAGAACCTATCAGACCAGGACCTACTGGGGATTAGCGGCGTAGAGGCCGACCTAGAGCTTACCCTTAACGAACTTAAGGCGAAGTACCCGGACTTAAAAGCAAATAAGAAAGCCGCAGCTATTAAAGAGCTAGGGCTTGACGAACTGGCAGCTGAGAAAGAGCGGGCTAAGGATAAGGCCTTAAAAGCTGAGAAAGAGAGAGCTAAGCGATTAGCTGAGGACAAAGCAGCACACGAGGCAAACGTCAAACGTGCACAAGTCGAACAACGGGAGGACGAGGACTACCGCCCTAAGTTGGAGGAGGCGCACCTCTACCACGTTGAGCTAGAGAAGCCATACCATGACAGCCGCAGCGGTAAAAAGCTGAGCCCTCCCGCGTATATCCAAATGTTTACAGAGCGCGACTATGCCGATTTTTGCAAGCATGGCAAAGGACACGGCTACCAGCAACGCGTTATGTGGGACCCTACAAAATACGAGTAGGCAAACTCTTACCCACCTACAGGGCTAACTTGTAGGTGGCTTTTTTTTATAACTCACTCCCAATAATAATTTAAAGGGACAAAATTATTAGAACTATGTTGACCGAAGAAATTTTAAAAGCAGACGAAGCCCTAGCAGGCTTAGCACCTGAGCAATTGTCAGCAATTGCCACATTATCCAAAAACGACGAAGAGACCGTAATCGGCTCTAAAGTTGGAGAGATTCACGGCGGGTATGATACCGACGTCTTGAACGTTACAGGCATCGCTAAGAACCAAGGCGAGAAGTCATACGACTACGTTAAGCGCGTACTTGGTGACTACAAAGGCAAAGTAGAAGCCGGAGCCGGAGCGACTGAAAAGCTTACAGAGGCTCAGAACGAAGTAACCCGCTTAAAGGCTGAAATGGCCAAAGGTGGCGACGCGGAGATCAAGGCACAGCTGGACAAAGCTAAGCAGGACCTTACCGACCTTACAGGCAAGTACGACGCCGACAAATCAGCCTGGGACACTGAGAAAACCCAATGGCAGAAGGACCAAGAAACGGCTAAGATTAATAAGGCTTTTGGTAAAGCTACCGAGGGCTTGACGTTTAAAGCGGCTTATCCTGAGGGCGTACAGAAAACACTTATTAACGCGGCTAAGGCTCAGGTCCTAGCAGAGGCTACTCCTTCGGAAGTGGACGACGTTATGGTATTCCGTGACAAGGACGGCAACATTATGCGCAACCCTGCCAACCGTAACAGCCCTTTCACAGCTGAGGAGCTTATCACTGCAAAACTTACCGACGCTTTAGAGCCAGCTAAGAAGCAAACAGGCACAGGCACCGGAGACGACAAGACCCCTAAAATTGATGTGGTAGACTTGACAGACTTAGCCGGGGCAACTACTCAGCTAGCAGCCGACGAGCTTATCGTGACCCACTTGCTACAGAAAGGCCTTGTAAAAGGTACGGGGGCTTTTGCAGAGGAGCACCAAAAAATCAGATTAGATAATGGAGTGGATAAAATGCCAGTCCGATAAATTTTAAATACTATGAAAAAGTTTCTTTTTTGTTTAGTATCTGTATTAGCGCTGGCACTCTTCGGAGCGCCGGCTCTTTTGGCACAAGGTGCCGAGATGCTAGCTACGCCCATAGCTCAAGAGGCACCGTTTAACATTGTGGACGCTTTCCAGACTTTCGGGTCCTTGGTTCTAGCTATCCCCATTATAGTTGAATTTCTAAAGAAATACTTAACGCAGACAGGCGGACAATTCACAGACCGAGAGAAATGGGTCGTAAAAATTGCGTCTTGGATTACAGGCTTAATTTTAGCGTTTGGAGGCTGGCTGTTGGGCTTGGGGTTCTTAGCGGGCTTAGCTTGGTATTACGTGCTGATGTATGGCGTAGGGGCCTCCCTAGCAGCTAATGGGGTGGCATCTACTAAACTAATTCAAGCTATCTTTGCTATATTCATCAAAAAGCGCTAAGTTTGTAACAGAGTTAAACAACTCCGTGCAAGGGTAACACGCATTTTTCCATTCATAAAATTCTATTATGAGCTTAATTAACACTAGAATCCAGAACATTCGATCTAATTCGAGACTGGATAAGAATGAGCTTAGACCCTCACAGTACGGAGGTCTTAACTTGTTTATGCAACAGTCGGAGGACCCAGCGGGTATCCTTACCGACGAATTGAAAACCAAAGCGGAGAACTCTATCGGGTCAGTTTTGGAAACTCCTGTAATTGACTACGACGGAGGTGTGACCATTGGTAACACTCGAAGCGTGACAATTGCGGATGATGAGAACACCTCCCAAATGTTTACTATCACGTTTACGACTTACAGCTGGGGTTTTACTCAAGTGCCTGTATTGTTCAAAAACAATGAGATCGGAGCGCAAAAAGACTTTGAAAAGAAGTTCTTAAAGTATCTTTATAAGTTTGGTGCGACTGTAGACTCGGCAGCTTTGGCGGCTTTATCTGCGGCTAAGTCTCAGGTATTTACTGACACTTTGAATTATAGCGTGGTTGGTAACGTGTTACAGTCTCCTTGGGGACAGCGCGAGAACATTATCGGCGACCTTAACCCGATTTTTGCAGCTAATGACCACTTTGACGAGATCAATGTAGTTGGTAACGCTGGAGTAGAGTCTTTGGTCCGCAAGTTGGCCCAAAAAAGTCTTTATAACTCAGAGAACAAAACTCTTGAGTATTCGGATAAAATTATGCACTTTTCGTCTCGTATCGCCAACGGTGCTACTGAGTTCGCGAATGCTTATGTCGTTAATGGGGGTTCTGTTGGTATGCTTACACGTTTTGACCGTGAAGCTTTAGCAGGTACTAAAATGGCAGACGGTACAGAGTGGGGTATCGATACCTTACCAGTTTTAAACTTCCCTATTGGGACTTACTACTATGAGTCAAAAGGTGACTTTAATGCTATAGCAGGTGCAGCTTCGGCGGACATGACTGCAGTACGTAAAGAGCATTTCGGCTTCTCTGTAGATGTGGCTTTTGTAACTCCTTACAATTCAGACCCTACTTCAATCGCTAACCCGATTATGAAAGTAGCTTTCTTGAAAGAGACAGCGGCGGACGGCTTCAAAGTACTTGTTACTAATGAGGACGCTGACCCTATCCCAACTAAGGAGCAGCCTTAAGATATTGGTTAGATTTAAGTGAGTAGAGGGGTGGGTGTGGTTACCTGCCCCTTTTTTTAATACCATAAAATTAACAACCATGTACAGAGCAAGCACTTTAAAAACTGGACTATTTGGCCGCTGGGGGTGGAGACAACACCACGACGCTAGCGAGTTCCAACTGGGGGCGCCTCTAGTAGCTTCGGCTAATGGGCAATATTTCCAGGACGTCCACCCGCTCCTCACACTTGACAACATAAAAGCCATAGCTCCAGACTTCGACGGGACCGAAGCCGAGGTAGCAGCCAAGTTCGACGCGTGGCTCACCAACAAGACACAGGCGTCAATCCTTAAGGCTATCCGTAGTTTTTGGGATGAGAAGATGGTAGAGAAAACAGCTGCCAATATCTTAGAGAGCAGGGCACTGTTTAACGGAGCCGGGAGACTGGCGGACACTATCCCGAACAACGGCAAGATAGTAGGCTTTGAGATTATACCTATACGGTCCAAGGGTACGACTGTAAGAATTGACTCTATAGGCTTACAGTTCAACGGTGCCGGATTAGTGGACCTATACCTTTTTCACTCAAGTAGAAAAGAACCTATCCAACACTTACCACTAACCAGAACCCGCGCGGAGGGCATGGAGTGGTTTAATCAGTCGGGCCTATACTTACCTTACATTAGCGAAGATAAGGACGCAGGCGGCAGCTGGTACATGGTTTATGTACAACCAGACGGACCAGGAGGCACGAAAGCAATAAACAGAGAGCTAGACTGGAGCAAGAAGTCTGTAAATGCAGACCTACGCGACCAACCCGCTACGACATTAAGCTGGAGCAGATATCTAGAAGTGCACCCGATGAGTACGGCGCACAACTGGGGAGCAACTCCTGAGCTTTGGGATATAACAGACAACGCGTACACTTACGACGCTAACTACGGCATAAACTTACAGTTTACTGTAGAGTGCGATATTACCGAGGTAATCCTGGAGCAGCAAAATATCTTTGATAATGTTATAGGCTTGCAAGTTGCGGCGGATATGTTGCGAGAGTTCGCATATAATCCTAACTTTAACATTAATAGGGTAGGCGCCAACTTGAGCAAACCTGAGATATTATACGAGATTGACGGAGACAGCCAAGGCACCCGAGACAGCGGACTATCTCATGAGCTAAGGGTAGCACTTGAGGCGGTAAAACTGGACGTCAGTAGCCTAAGCCGCGTATGCTTTCCAAGAAACAACAGAGGTTTAAGATATAGATCAATAGGATAATGGACAAATTAGACGCCTTAATCGCCAAAGTAACAGAGCTACAAGCTTCGATAATCGAGACTATTATAGACGCGATTAGAGAGAATGAAGCTCTTATTTTGGATATGAACACGCAGGACCAACTCTATGAAAAGGGAATTTATAGGGATGGGGAGAAGCTGGACGGATACAGCCCTTTCACAATACACATTAAAAAGCAGAAAGGGCAGCCAACCAACAGAACCACCCTGCGAGATACAGGCGAATTTCACGAATCCTTTTATATTGAGTATACGGGGGATGGCTTCGAGATAAAAGCAAGCGACCCAAAGACCGAAGAACTAAAAGAACACTGGGGCGTCGAGATAATGGGACTGTCTGACGAGAACCTGGACGAGCTTACTAAGGTCTACGTGGCCGACAAGATTAACGAACATTTTAGAAATAGCTTACTATGAAATTAACTAAAACACCTAAACCAGCTAGCCCGCAGTTTTTCGATAAACCTATCGGAGAAATACAGGACCACCTAGCGGCGACCTTCACCTGGTTAGACCACGCGTTCGGTAAGTGCCAGCGCCTTGTTAAGGAAAGAGACAAACGCTCTTACCATTATCCTGCAGCGCATATCTCAAAAGGTAAATATGAGAGCTTACTCCCAGGGCAGCACCTAGGCAACTTTTCTTTCGTAGAGCTGCACGACCCCCAGGAAATAGGGGAATACCAGCGCAGCAATAACAGAGCTACGGCTAAGGTATCGATTATTTTCTGGCTTAATGTTGGTAAGATAGCAGCCTCAGACGACCGCACTACGGAGGTCATAAAGGCCCAAATCTTAAAAGCACTTACTCGCGATCTATTCCTTAAATCTGGCAGCTTAAGCATATCCTCAGTAAGCGAGAGAGCCGAGAACGTTTACAAAGGCTATGATATGAAAGAGGTAGAAAACCAGTTTATTATGCAACCTTTCGCAGGCTTTCGCTTCGAAGGTACGCTCTCACTTATAGAACCTTGCTAAAATGCGAACAATCCAACTAAATAAGAAAAGCGTAGAGATATACGACGCTATCGACGAGCTACCAGTGGACCGCTTCCATAAGTTTAATAAGTGTATGCTTATAGACTCGGGTATCGGCTCCGATTTGAACGACATTAATAGCCACATAGCTAAGGCGCTTAGGTATGTAGACCTAGACCCCAAGAAAGCTAAGGCGACCCTGGAGAACTTAAGACAAAGCCTCTTTTTAGTGGCTGAGGAGCGCAGCGTTAAACATTTGTCTTTTGCTGTGCTGGTCCACAAAATCGACGGTAGGCAAATATTTGATTTTACCGACGAGGGGCTGGTCAAGACGTTAGCCAAGTTAGGCGACGCGCCAACTAATAAACTGGAGCAGGTTCTTGCTTCGGTCAAAAAAAAAAAATCGAGGCAGAGCTAGACCTCTATTTCCCGGGGCAATTTGACAGCGCAGCGGATAAGGAGCAATACGACCAACTAAGACAAAAGGCGCTCTTAGTACTCGGGCAAACGTTGCGAGGAGAGGACAACAAAGAAGCTATTGAGCGCATAGACGACCAAATGCTTATAGGTGCCACTCCTCCCAATTTTACAGGCAAGGGCTCCGTAGAGATCGAATACGAGAAAAGATACCAGGATATGGTCCTTATTCTGCGTAAAGAGCTAGGCCAGGACACGGGGGAAATGAACGTCTTACAGTTTTATACCTCTTTTAACTTTTTAAAGAACAAATCTAAATAATAAAGCTATGGCTAACAACCCACTAAAGTATCGGGATTTTATCGAGCCGGACGACACGCTTAAGGTGCTCCTCCAGAATCTAACCGATATTAAGGCGAAATATGAGGAGCTCTCCGCCAAGATTCAATCAGACGGGGCAGCTATTGAGACAGCACTGAAAAAGAACACCGGAGCCACAACAGAAGGTAAGGAGGCCATAGAGAAGTCTATCCCTAAAGTTGACGAACTGGCCAAAGCCTCCGAGCGACTGGCCAAGGCACAAGGCGAGAACGCTAAGAAAATCGCCCAGGTCAAAGCCGAGCTTAAGAAAGCCAATAACATAACTAAGCTAGAAGTGGCGCAGAATAAAGCGGCGAAAGGGTCCTACGACCAATTAAGTGCGACTTATTCGCTTATGAAGATTAAGCTTAACGCTATGAGCTCAGCCCAACGAGAGGGCACCAAGTCCGGGAGAGCCTACGAGGCGCAGAGCAAGCGTATCTATGAGCAAATGAACAGATTACAGAAAGCAACAGGAAAGCACCAGCTAGGAGTCGCTAGGTACGCCCAGGGGCTAGGTAGTGCTGTCAAGTCCTTAGCTGGAATGTACCTCGGAGTAGCAGGCCTAAGAAAGCTATTTAATAGTTTTACGGACAATGTTATCGGCTTTGAAAAGCAAATGAGCGGCTTAAAAGCCATTTCTGGAGCTACCGGGGACGAGTTCAAAGAGCTACGCGACGACGCTATGGCCTTGGGGGCAGCGACCACCAAAACAGCTATAGAGGTGGGCTCCTTACAAACCGAGTTCGCGAAATTAGGCTTTAGTACTAAGGAGATTCTGGACGCTACTAAGGCGACAATCCTATTATCAGAAGCAACGGGCGAGGACGTGGCTATGGCCGCGCAGGTAGCAGGGGCGACGCTCCGGGGTTTTGGCAAGGACGCCGCAGAGACAGGGCAAGTAGTCGACGTTATGGCTAAATCTTTCACCAGTTCAGCTCTGAACTTGGAGAGATTCGCCGAATCTATGAAATACGTTGCACCAGTAGCCAAAGCCTCCCACGTGTCGCTCGAAATGGTTACGGCCGCAATGTCAGCACTAGCCGACGCAGGTATTCACGGGTCTATGGCCGGAACCGCACTGCGTAGGATTTTAACTGAGTTTGACAAATCGGGCAAGCCTTTCGGAGAGCAGCTGGACGCTCTAGCCGCAAAAGGCCTAACGCTGGCAGATGCCAACGACGAGGTAGGACGTAGAGCTCAAACCGCTTTACTAATCTTGTCGGAAAATACCGATAAAATCAAAGAGCTTACAGAGGCATACGAGAACGCAGGAGGCTCTGCCGAAGAAATGGCAGACATTCAGAGGGACAACTTAGCCGGAGCGCTTAAGCTTGCGGGCAGTGCCTGGGCAGGTCTTATGCTGAGAATTGGGGAGTCTAACGGATTTATGAGAAAATTCATAGACAACTTAACCGAAGTATTAAGCTTAGCCGAGACGGCACCGCAGGCAGCGAGCAGGCTATCCGACCTAGCAGCTAAGAGCTGGGCTGATGCCACAGAGAATACCGCCGAGTATATAGCAGGGCTCGAAAAAGCTAACAAAGCACAAACCCAACTAACTATCGAGGCACTTAACGCGTTTATAGACGCAGGAGGCGGGGCAGATCTGAGTAAGTACTGGGAGACTCAGGTCCAAATCGGTAAGAACCTGAGAGAGGAGCTGGCCAGAGCCAGGACTAAGCTAGAGGCTGAGGAGTTGGCTAAGAGATTCGACCTGGAGAACAAAAGCGTCGAGGAGCTTATGCTTTTGAGCAAGAGTTTATCTTCTTTCAAAACCGGAGAGCGTGCCAAACAGTGGGCTATATTAAAGCCTATCGTAGAGAAGCAACTCAAAGAAATGACCGACTTAGAGAGGGCGGCGGCTGAGAAAGCAGCGGCAGAGGCTCTCCTTAATGTTACCAAAATCCGAGACCTCCAAATCTCTATGATGAACGAGGGCAAGGAAAAGGAGCTGGCTATCCTTGCTAGGTCTTTCGATAAGAAAAAGATTTTATTTGCTAAGTATGGCATGGACCAGGCAGTCCTCGACGAGTGGCTAGTCACCCAGACCAAGAAAATAAATGATAAGTACGCTAAGAAAGAGGCAGACGCAGCGAAGAAAGCCAGAGACAAGAAAGCGCGAGAAGAGAAGAAAGCTGCCGACGCAGCCGCTAAACTTAAGAAAAAAGAGAGCGACGCAGCGGTTAAAGCTATCAACGAACAGAAAGCACTCAGAGACTCTGAGATCGAGCTTGTAAAAGGCACCGAAGCGGAAAAGACTAGACTTACACTCCAAGCAGAAAAAGAACGCTTACAAGCGCTCCTAAAGCTTAGTAAGGCTGGGGGATTAGAACTTTCTAGGGCTCAGATTGATACTATGAAAAACAGCATTAAGGCGCTGGACGGCCAAATGGCTACGGTAGGGGCTAAGGACTACGACCTATACAGTTTAGCGGGCCTTAATTTGTCTGATGAGAAAAAAGAGGCGATAAGCTTGTCTACCCAGTTCGCACTCGAGAACGTTAGCCAATTCCTAGGCGCTAAGATAGCAGCTGCGGACCAATTAGTCGCACTAGCAGAACGAGAGCGCTCCGAGGCGGATAAGAACCTGGACCGAGAGCTGGAGAACCGCAACGCGGGCTATGCTTCTAATGTTATACAGGCACAGAAAGACCTAGCACTGGCCAAGAAAAACCAGGACAAGGCGCTTAAGGAGCAGGAGAAAGCCAAAAAAGCTCAAATCCTTATGGAATCAGGCTTGCAAGCTAGTAGCTTAATCACTGCCTCAGCTAAGATCTGGGGTCAGTTAGGGGTCTGGGCTCCGGCAGCCTTGGCCGTTATGTGGGGGTCTTTTGCTATGTCTAAGATTCAGGCCGTAAAAGCTACCAAAGTGCAGAAGTTCGGCACAGGAGGAACCGGCACCGTAGAGGGCGGGAGCCACGCCTCGGGCAACGACGTACATTTTGGAAACAAGACCGACGGCACAGAGTTAAGGGCCGAAGGTGGCGAGCGTTGGGCTATTTTCAACAAAAAGAGCTCTAGCCGTTACAGAAATATTCTGCCAGGGGTGATTAATTCACTAAATAAGGGTACTTTTGAGAGGCAATACTTGGCAGGATATAACTCTGACGGTTTAAACGTTAGCGTACAAGCACAAGCGCCAAGCCTAGGAGCCTTAGAGGGTGACGTGGCAGCTATCCGCCAACAAGGCGAAAGACGCTTTCATACCAATAGCCAAGGCCAAACGGTAGAAACTTATAAAAACCTAACACGTACTTACTCATGCTAATTACTTACAGATTTTCAATAAATGGCCACTCTGTGGAGCCTGTCTATAAGGACGGGCTCTCTAAGGAGTTCGCCCTGGAGCCGTCCCAGCGGTTCTACAGAGCCACCCTAGACGGGACTCTCAAATTTGAGAACGCAGATTTTGACTGGTTAAAAGCTCAATTTTTCGGGACGGAGTTCAAGCTCCTAATCGAGAAAGGCGTCGGGGGCACTTGGTCCGATTACTGGAGAGGCACGTTCTCCAAAACAGATGGAGACTGGAACGACGACGACCGCACAGTCTCCGTAAAAGTAGACCCTGACGACGAGTACGTCGATATCCTCGCAGGGCTAGAAAATGAAT